TAATTATGGAGTTTTAAATGAAATTATCTAATGAAACAATCTCAATATTAAAAAACTTTGGTGCAATTAATCAAGGCATCATGTTTAAACCCGGTAAGAAACTCAAAACGGTTTCTTTACATAAAAATATTCTTGCAGAAGTTGATATTAAAGAGGAAATTCCTGCTGAATTTGGTATCTACGATCTAAATAATTTCTTGTCGGTTATTTCTCTACATAAAGATGACCCATCATTTGAATTTGATGATAAACAAGTTACAATTATTGGTAATAAAGGTCGTAGCAAAATTAAATATCGTTTTACATCTGCAAATATGATTGTTACACCACCCGAAAAAGTGCTGGCGATGCCTAACGTTGAAATCAAGTTTGAATTAAACGTTGAAGATTTTGATTGGATTCTTCGTGCGGCTTCTGTGTTATCTTCACCACAAATTGCTATTGAATCCGATGGCAAAAAAATTAATATTGTTACACTTGATTTGCAAAATGATGCTGCTCATACCGATGCTCTCGAAATTGCAGTTGGCACAGGTGACAAATATCGTATGATTTTTAAAACAGAAAATATTACCAAGATTTTTCTTGGTACCTATGATGTTTTTATATCATCTAAAGGTATTTCGCATTTCAAAAATAAATCTGTTCCACTTCAATATTGGATTACAACCGAGCAAGGTTCTAAATTCGAAAAATCCGTTTAATTTTATTTGAATATGTTGTATTTTGTGGAAATTTTATATTATGGAACAATACCTTTGGACAGAAAAATACAGACCTCAAACGGTTAAAGATTGTATTCTGCCTGATCGTTTAAAGCAACCATTTCAGGAGTATGTAAATCAGAAACAAATTCCAAATTTACTTCTAAGTGGTGGTGCAGGCGTAGGCAAAACAACCATTGCTAAGGCTATGTGCAACGAAATTGGTTGCGATTACATAGTCATCAACGGTTCTGATGAAAGTGGCATTGATACATTTAGAACTAAAATTAAAAATTATGCTTCGTCAATGTCATTGTCTGGTGGCCGTAAGGTCATTATTATCGATGAAGCTGATTATCTAAATCCCAATTCAACTCAGCCGGCTTTGCGTAATGCAATTGAAGAATTTGCCAGCAACTGTTCATTCATCTTTACTTGTAATTACAAGAACCGCATTATTGAACCACTTCATTCTCGTTGTGCAGTAATTGATTTTGGTTTAAAAAATGGTGAGAAGGCCAAGATGGCATCCGCTTTCTTTAAGCGAATTCAGTCAATTTTGCAAAGTGAAAAAGTTGATGCTGATGATAAGGTTTTGGCAGAACTTGTAAAGAAACATTTTCCAGATTTTCGTCGTGTGTTAAATGAACTTCAACGATACAGCCAGTTTGGTAAAATTGATACCGGTATTCTTTTACAAATTGCTGACGTATCAATCGATGAGTTATCTAAACACATTTCAGCCAAAGATTTTGGTGCAATTCGTAAATGGGTAGCATCTCATGAAATAGACAATGCAACTTTGTTTCGTAAATTATATGATACACTTTACGACATCTTAAAACCAACTTCTATTCCTCAGGCCGTAATTATTCTAGCTGATTATCAGTATAAGGCTGCGTTTGTTGCAGACCAAGAAATCAATACTATGGCTTGTTTGACTGAACTAATGGTATCTTGTGAGTTTGTATGAGCCCATTTGATTATGTAAAACAAATTTTACAAGGTAAAAAGCAACTCATTGTTGATGAGTTGACCGAAAAAGAATACAATTCGTTTATCATCAATCGTAGTTTATCTTATCATAAAGATTGCGTTTTGTTTGCAAATGAGATGAACCGCAGACATTTTTTGGATAAGAAACTGCAAAATGATTTTTTACTAAATACTGTAAGGTCACAAAAACGACCATTTGCGAAGTGGATTAAGACTGATAAAAGTGAAGATTCATCATGTGTAAAATTGTTCTATGGATTCTCAGAATCGAAAGCCCGAGAGGCTCTCCGACTACTAAACAAACATCAAATCCAACAACTAAAAGAACAAACCGACACGGGTGGATTAAGGAAGTAACATGGTTGACTTAACACAATTCATTGAGGTAAATCTCAATGAGCAGGATAATTTTTTGAAGGTAAGAGAAACACTTACCCGCATTGGTATTTCTTCTCGTAAAGAAAAAGTGTTGTATCAATCTTGCCATATTTTGCATAAGCAAGGCCGTTACTATATTGTGCATTTTAAAGAATTATTTGCCTTAGATGGCAAACCCTCTAATATATCGGAGAACGACATTCAAAGACGAAATGCTATTGCAAATTTATTGGAAGAATGGGGTTTAGTAAAGATATTAAATCGTAAATTAATTGAAAATAATATTGCACCACTTCATCAAATTAAGATTATTTCTTTTAAAGAAAAAGACGATTGGAATTTAATTACAAAATATAATATTGGCAAAAAACCAAATGAATATTAATTCTCATATAAATAATGATGCGGCGCCTAATGGGCCGCATTTTTGATAACTTGCTTAAAAGGAGATAAAACATGACACTCGGACGTATTTCATTTGGACCTTTATCCCAATCAATGTTGGGATTTGATAGATTTTTTGATGATGTTGAAAAGATGCTTGATGTAGCTCAAAAGCCTTCTACTTTCCCTCCACACAATATCATTAAGCTAGACGATAATCAATATGTCGTTGAATTTGCCGTTGCTGGTTTTAGCAAAAATGAAATTGAAATTACCGTTCAAGATGGTAATTTAACAGTTAAAGGTGAAAAAAAAGAAAAAGAAACTGAAATAACCTATCTACATCGTGGCATTGGTACTCGGTCTTTCACTAAAACACTTGCCATAGCTGACACAATAGAAGTTTGTGGTGCGGAATTTAAAGATGGTATTTTGCGTATTGGTTTAGAAAACATTATTCCTGACCATAAGAAATTACGTAAAATTGAAATTAGTAATGAGTTGAAAGAATTTAAATCACAACTCTTACAAGAATCTAACAAAACTGTTTGAAAAACGGTGGGATGAAAATCCCACTACATTTAAAAAACATTATAACCAGACATGTTAAAAACTTTAAATTGGAGATAATATGTTAGTTTTGCCAGATGAAATGATTGGTCGCCCTGTTGGATTTACCTGTTCAACATTTGACCTTTTACATGCGGGCCATATTTTAATGCTTGCGGAATGTAAATCAGTTTGTGAATATCTTATTGTTGGTTTGCAATCAGACCCAACAATTGATAGACCAAGTACAAAAAATAAACCAGTTCAAACAGTAGTTGAAAGATACGTTCAACTATCTGCTGTAAAATTTATAGATGAAATTGTTGTTTATGATACCGAAAAAGATTTAGAGGATTTATTGATGTTTTTACCACTTACAGTTCGTATATGTGGTGAAGAATATAAAGACAAACCTTTAACTGGCCGTGAGATTTGTGATGCAAGAGGAATTAAAACCTTTTACAATTCTCGTACACATCGTTTTAGTTCATCTGAGTTACGATTAAGAACATATCAATCCGAATTAAAGAAAAATGGCATTTCTAGTTCATAACTTACCACCAGTTCAATGCTTCGTTAAAAAAGAATTTCTTTACGACTTTGAAAAAGGTTTTGGTGAATATGAACCATGTATTTGGATGACAATTAAATGTATCAAAGGCCAAGCATTTCGTATTGAAGCGTTGCTGCCTAATTATGGTGCTTTGTATGATAAACTGCCTTTACATGCATTTGTAACTCGACAAATAAATCTACAAAATGCAACTTTATCTTTGGATTATTTACAAATTTGGGATGCTTTAAGCTACAATGTTACTGTCATTGAAAAAGATAATTTACGAATGTTAAAATGTAAATTTTTAGACAAAGATAAAAAATGGCATTTTGGTGAATATATGTTTACTGTAGATTTTTGCCAAAATGATCCAGGTTATCTGAATACAGGATTTTCTGAAACAGTTGAAGAACATAAAAGTTATAATTTTATTAAATTAGATAATGGCCAGTTTGCGGCACAACCTAACAACAAAACATTATTCTATGATGCTTCTTTGACTGTTGTTGATTTTAAGATACCAGATTTTAAAATAGCAACAAAATTATATTCAGTAGAAAAATTCAATAAACATTCTGCAAGAAATAATAATGATTTTTTTTATGATTTTAAAGAAAGAAAAGAATGAACGCTCGTGAAATTGCTAAAAAATTAGCTATCGAACATAAAATGCCAAGAGCAGAAAAATATGATTTGTTCTTACGTGAATTCGATAACATGATCGAAGTAATTGGTTGGATGCAAGATCCAACTTATGACATGAAAGATTTTCAAGGTAGAGAAATGTTGTTTCCTAAACGCTGGATTACCATTAGCGTTTTGCCCGCAAAAATGAAAGTAAATATGTAAAATTTATTATCTAAAGTTTGATAACACCATTAAAATTGCCTTAACTTTTTTTAAAATCTGATATAATGTATGAATGGCCAAAAAATATTACACTCATGTTCTAAACTTCGGTAATCATATTCTTTATCGAGGCATAAACAACGGCCGGCGAATCAAACAAAAGATTGAATATTCCCCAACTTTATATTTTCCTACAAACAAGAAAACTGAATGGCACTCGCTACAAGGTGATGTGCTAGAACCAAAATCGTTTGGTTCAATTCGCGAAGCCAAAGAGTTTATCAAAAAATACGAAGAAGTTTCTAACTTTAAAATGTTTGGTAATACAAGACTTGAATATGCTTATATTGCCGATACACAAAAAGGTTTCATTGATTGGGATATTAATGATTTAGATATTTCCATTATTGATATCGAAGTTGGCTCAGAAAGTGGTTTTCCCAATCCAAAAGATGCCAATGAACCAATTACAGCAATTGCTATTCACCGTTTAAATGGCAAAACATGTGTTTATGGTTGTGGCGATTTTAAAAACAACAATGTAAATGTTGAATATAAAAAATGTAAAGATGAATATACTCTTTGCAAAACATTTTTGATTGATTGGGAAAAATATACACCTGATATTATTTCTGGTTGGAATATTAAGTTTTTTGACATACCATATTTGCACAATCGTTTTCAAAAGATTCTTGGTCCTGATATGACAAAAAAACTCTCACCTTGGAGTTCGGTTGTTGAGCGTGAGAGAATAATTAAAGGACAAAAACAAATTACATATGAAATTTTTGGTGTTTCTTGTTTAGATTATATTGAACTTTATCAGTGGTATGCGCCAGGCGGTAAATCACAAGAATCATATAAACTCGACTATATCGCCTCTGTCGAACTAGGCACGAGTAAATTAGATTACTCTGAGTATGAAAATTTACATCAGCTTTATAAACTAAACTATCAAAAGTTTATTGAATATAATATCAGAGATGTAAAACTAATTGTTGATCTTGAAGATAAGTTAAAATTAATTGAGTTAGCTGTCACTTTAGCATATGACACTAAGACCAACTTCGAAGATGTGTTTGCACAAACAAGAATGTGGGACTCATTAATTAATTGTTATTTGATGGAACGAAAAATTATCGTTCCGCCAAAAGAACGCAAACAAAAAGATTCAGCATTTGAAGGTGCATATGTCAAAGAACCACAAGTAGGCAAACACGATTGGGTTGCTTCATTTGACCTTAATTCTCTGTATCCGCATTTGTTGATTCAATATAATATTTCACCAGAAACAATTATTGAACCACAAA